AAGAAACTCCAGTTGAATAGATTCCCTTGCAAGATCTTTGTCCGTCTTGAGAGTTTCGATAGACACATACCCTTGCTGGTCGCTTGGCAATCTTGGATCACGCACATAACTCACCGCGCTAATCATCTTCGTTTCGTTGATGATGTTGATCTTTACGCTGGTTATGATCTGCCGCGCTTGGTCTAGCCGGTACGCATGGCCAGCCTTCTCGTCATCCCACTCAAATAAATGATGCAGGATGCTGTCTGGCTTTTTAGCCTCTTCTACCAAAAGGTTGGGGGTTATCCCATTGTTCTCTTTGTAGATACGACTAATTTCAGCGTTGATGTCTTTGCGTGATGGCTTCATGCTGCCACCTTGATCCCACGGCGTTTGCTTTCTGTCTCAAACCAGGAGTACAACTCTTCAGTCTCTTGATCGTAGAACTTAGGATTCTCTAGCGCATCCTTCTGAGCCTGACGCCCGCCATTAGCAATCACTTCCAAGAACTCAGGATCATCTGCTGTGGTGAGCTTGTAGCAACCAAAGTTTCCAGAACCCTTCTCCTGCCGCCAGTCGCCCAGACCAGACACGATGCCTGCTGCTGCCAACAGATTGGAAACCGACTGTTGATTCAGCAAGGGCACGGTGTAGGACATGGAAAGGTAGCAAGCCCACTTCCGCATAACTGCACGGGTCCGAACGTCTGGCGTCTTGTTGATGTCTGCCGACCGGGTAACAGCCATCATCATCTCCGGGACTCCATAGATGTGGACGATCTGACCGTCAACATAGACCTGCCGCTTGATCTGGGTCTTTGCTACGCCAGGCATATCGAGCGCTGCCGTCATCATGCCGCCCTTAAACCCTGTAGCTAGGACAGTAATCAACGTTGGATCGCTGTCATCCAAAGTAACGTATGGGCTATCCCGGTACTCTTGAAGCGGGTTGTGCTTCAGGCTGCTGGCCTTCTCTGCCGCGTTCTTTCTTGGAGCCGGGAAGAGTAGGGTCTGCAATACCTTCTGACTCATTCGGTTATGAATCAGCGGGGTGGTGCCCAAGATACAAAAGTTCAATGTCTCGCGACGCTGCTCGGTTACAAAAATTTCCGTACTAACTTCTTTCTTTGTTGCCATGATGCTCTCCTTGGTTGATTACTTCTGAATAAGCCAACTAGGCTCTTGACTAGCCCAATCGTGCTCGGGTTTACAACTAATAACGTGCAACTTTCTTTGCTGGTGCGCTGCGAATTTATCAGCCACCTCGACCACCAACGGCCAATGCGATGAGTAGTCATCCCCCACTAGGAACCCACCAGGCTTAACTTTTGGCCACCACTCAGCCAGGGTCCGCCCGTTCTCTTGTCCCGTATGGGCATACCCATCGATGTAGATGAAGTCAAAATATTCATCTGGAAACAGTTTCCGTGCCACAGAAAAGTCAGCACGAATCAGACTGAACCTGTTGCGATACTTTTCCAACCTCTTTAACGCGGTCAGGTACTCATCATCCGTATGGTTACGCTCCCCGCTATACCGATCCACACCGTAGTGAAAGACACCACGGCCATAGTTCAGCACCGCCTCAGAGAACCCACCTTCAGCCACGCCCAGCTCGATGCTTACTCCGAACATGGGGATCAGGAGAGGAATGTCATACCGCCGCTCAATCTTTTTAAGGGTGCTGTCTAGGTTCATGGTTTCTCCAGTAGGAGCTCGATCTGTTCTTTGAGGTACACGCCTATGTCTTTGCCCTTGACCGCCACTAGCTGCGCCTCTGGACACTCATAGACCACCTTTGCTGCGTCCTTAATTCCTTTCTCGTATCCCGTGTCGAAGGCGTTCTTGTTATCCAAGACCATCGCAATACCATCCCGAACCATCCCAGCCGCCTTACGATCTTTAGCGGCCTTTTTGAGTCGCTTGTAGTGCTCCTCGGGGATGAAGACTGAATAAGCCACTAGCCTTCCCATATTTGAAATTCCTTATAAAGTGCGTCCAGCCGGATGCGAGCCTGGTCGTTTGTTTTCAGCTCGGACCTAGACTGAATCTCTAAGTAATGTCTCAGATACTCGGTCGCTTCTTCTTCGGATGCCTCAAGGATCAAAGCCTGATCGCAGAGATACCCCCAGAACTTAGAGTTCCGGCACAGCATCCCCGCGATACGCACGGCCCTGTCGCCCTCAAACTCTTGCTGCCGATCCAAAGGTTCCTCGGTCAGGTTGAGTCTCACCATGACAACTTGATACCGGGCACCTATAAAGTCGCGCAGCAGCTCTTCTGGAACATCGTCGGGGTGCATACCTAGCGTCAGGACATAACCGTTCTTGTCCTGCTTTAAGGCGATCTTGACCCCTTCAAACTGAAGCGTCTTCATGATCTACTCATAAACTGGAGTGTTATGCCTGTGCCACTTTTTGTGACATGGTTCACACAACCATCTAAGTTCAAGCGGTTTGGTGTAATCATCGTGATGTCCTTCAACGTTGTAAGTTGAACCACAAACAGAACAAACTTCTTTTCGAAGAATTTTGCCGTCACGTAAAGCGTTGCAAGTAATTACATGTGCCGCATAAGCCATCGGATACTTTTTTTTGTACTTTATGCTTGCTTTTTTTCTGGCAATTTTCCCAGCTTCAGTTTTTATGTATTCTTTTCTTGCTTTCACCCTATGCGGTTGTGTGCTTCTTTGTTTGTCGTAAGCGCGAATCTTGTCTAAGTTGTTGTCCCGATGTTTTTTGACTCGATTCTTAACGCATTCAACACACTTATTGAGGTGTCCGTCTTTCATCATTGGGTGTGCATAAAAATCTGACAGCGGTTTTGTTTGTTTGCACTCTCTGCATATCTTCATAAGAATCTCCTTAAAAAGGTATGCTAATTATATACCATTCTAAAATGGTATATCGTCCGAGTCGTCATCCAGGTCCGCCTGCTTAGGTGGCTCTGGTTTCGGTTCGGGTTTGGCCTGCTTCACATAGGGCGCTTGAATGCCTAAGCTCAGATACTCCACCCCTTTGGCGCTGGTGTTCTCCCAGGCGGATATGTCCATCACAACCAACTCCCCGTCTTGTTCCATCATCTTCTCTAGGAACTCCCGAGACAGATGGATCTGGCCACGCCGGTCAGGGTGCTTCTCGCTCTGCTTGCCGGTGTTATGGAACAGTGTTCCGGTGTTGGGTTTCTGCTGATAACTCATGCTGCCTCCTGGAATTTGTTCTTAGCCGCAGTAAAGACGCCCATGAGTTCCTTGTGGGAAACCGCGTCCGTGTTCTTCACAGCCTCAAAGAGAGACTTGTTCTTCTTGTAGATAGCCATCACATCGTCAGACGAGGTAGCCGCCTGTAACGCAATGCCAGCCGCCTTGTGAACTAGGGCTAGCCACTCGGTAGGATCTCCCTCTGGTTCAGCAGGAGCATTGATCTGCCAGCCACCTTCAACACCAACGATGCGGGGCTTGGCTTCTTCCTTAACCTCTGGCTTGGGCGCAGGCTTAGGCATAGCCTTTGGTTCAACTGCGGTCGTAGCATCCAGGGCGTCGTGCTCCACGATCTCAAAGGCGTTCGTCCACAGATACCGTCTGAGGTAAGTCTGGACCGCCCCCAAGTTCTGGACAGGGTGGCAACCTTTCAACTCCGCCGACGACATGGGGGAACTGAAGACCACACACTCGCTGTTGGTCGTGTCATAGATGTTGAGGAAGGCTGCGGTCTCGGTGTAGGTCACCACACCACAGAGCCCCAACTCGTTACAGATCTCCTGGATAGCAGGCAGGAAGTCGCCTAGTTCAAAGTATTCATAGCCAGCAAATTTATTCTTGCCAGACTTGGTAAGTTTGCGGCCTTGGAGTTTGATCCGGGCCTGTTGTAGTTTTGCGTAGACAGTCATATTTATCCTATGTGTTTGTAATACTCATCGACCAACGCATTGGCACAGGTGGCTAAGTCTTTGGTGAAGTCTTCGTCGCCCATCCAATCCAGCACATCAGCGTTTGCAGCCAACGCCAACATGAACTTAAGCAGCAGATCCTGTCTTGTTTCCATTAATGCTCTCCTGGTAATCCCGCCATTGCTGGCAGTACGTGTTCACCGAACAGAAGTTCTCGCATCGAGTTCTGCTGCCGGGCCTTACTTCTAACTCCTGCGTCTTTGCATCTAACGCCGCTTCAGCCTCCTCCTTAATTTCATAAACCTTGATAGCCCTGACGCCACCCTTCTTCTTGATAGCGTAGGTCGTGGGCCGCTCCCACATTTCATCTGGCGTGCAGTCTGGAAGATCCTCACCCGCCTCGATGGCGAACTCACAGGCCGAGTGCAGCGACAGGCGATGGGAGATGTACTCCTCCCGCTCCTGGTACGGCCACAGCTTAATAGGGATCTCCTTGACTGGAGCCTGCGGATAGTCTGGGTTCTTAGCTGCCTCCCGCCGTGACCAGTCTCTAATGATTGCCACGATGCCCAGATCTGTAACGTGCGTATCCTTTTTGACGGACTCCAATAGCCACGCATAGATGTTTAACTGTTGCTCCCACTCCACCTTCTCGTTCATCACCGCCCAGGCAGAAGTCGTCTTGTAGTCACGGATAGCCACACCGCCGCGCCCGTCTAGGATCTGAAGGTCGATGGCCCCAGAGATCCTCCATCCGTCCAGGGTGGCATGGAGCCGCTCTTCTACCTGGTGGTTATCATCCTTGCCATGCTCCAGCACGCCGTGGATCGCTGTTCCAAAGATCGACCAGACCATGTCAGCAACATCCTGCTCCAGCTCGTCTTCAAACTTCTTGGTCAGCGCTACGATCTTGGGGCTGTTGAGAAGCTGCGTGGCAGACAGATGCGCCTTTCCCTTGGAGTAGGTGGGGCGCTTGAGTACGTTGACGAACGTCTCAGGAATGTTGTGTTTGTTGGTCAGCTTCACGTTCTCTCCTTGATATAGTGTTCCTAGGAGACATATTAGAACAAGAAGTTCACCAATTGCAAATAAATTTTTTGCTTGGTGTAACAAATGTTACAAACTGTAACAATGTTACGTACTGTAACAGGCTGTTACAGTTGACTGCCCTGTAACAAATGTTACAGTGGAGGCATGGTCTATTTAGGAATTGATCCAGGGTTCACCGGCGCATGGGGGTTGATCAACCACCACGGGGACTACATCGGCTGCGGAGACATGATCCACAACGAAAAGTGGATCGACATAAATTCTGTCTATCGAGAAATATCTTTGATAAGAGAAAACGATGACATGATGATTGTCGTAGAGGCTGTCCATGCCATGCCCAAGCAGGGCGTCTCTAGTTCCTTCAAGTTTGGTATGTCCTACGGCGCAGCGCTATGCCTGGCTCAAAGGTTTCTGGAACAGTGGGAACTAGTGCAGCCTAGGGTATGGAAGCGCGACATGGGGCTCACAGCCGACAAGACAGACAGCCTGAACATGGCCCGCCAGAAGTGGCCAGAAGCCCCGCTAAAGCGCGTAAAGGACAACGGAAGGGCAGAGGCTCTGCTGCTCGCTGAATGGCTGCGGCAGGCTTACTGCTGAGTCTCTCTGACCCTGTCGTTGAACCGCTTCATCTGAACCATCATCTGGTTCTCAACCGCCTTGACTTGCTCCTTGGGGGCATCCTTCTCAATCAGCATATCCCGGCGCTTCTTCAGCTTCTGAATGTTGCGCTCGACCTGATTGGCGTAACCATATAGCCTGGCCTCGGGAAACTCCATGAGGTACTCACGGGTGGGAACCCTGTCTTTGATCCGCCCCTTGATCTCATTCTCATGCTTGTTGAGTTCGATGAGGTTGCTGTAGAAACGATTACGCTCAGCCGAGATGCCTGTGGTTTCGCCAATGAACCGGCCAACGAGCGGCACCTTGTAGATCGGCAGCTCTTCGCCAGTGAATTGACTTGTTACAGTCTGCTCGGCTTTGAGAATTTCACGACCAACACCGCCAGTCAACTGCCCAATAAGATAGTCAATTTGATCTGGAGTAGGGCTGATGATGCCAGGCTTGTAGTCTGTGCCACCGGTGGTTGCGTTCAAGTAGTAGGCCAGCTCTTTGCTCAATGCACTAGCGGCTTCCTTAGCGCGGGTGTAGCCTGGCGTGGGAGACAGGGAGCTGAAGTCTTCCTTGGCAATCGGCTTACCAGTCCAGTCCTTATTCTCAAAGAGCGCCACCAATGGATCGCCAACCGTCGGAGAGAATGTTTGGAACGACCAGCCAGCGTTACCTAGAGGGTTGAACATATCCAACAGAGAACCAGTCAACGACGCTACACGCTTCGGGGTCTCTTTGAATCCAGAAAGCGCCCACTCGGTTAGGATGCGTCCCGTGTTGGGAATGACGTTGTACCCAAGCGGCATTGGAACAGTAAGGTATGTTGTGCTACTCACCGGGATAATAAAGTTTCGCTCTTTTACAAACTCTGGCGGTTCATCTTCATCAAAGCCCATGGCGGCAAGCATCGCAGCCTGGGAAGAACCCATGATGATTCCGCCCCAGAAAATCTTCTTGCCAAGAGGGCTAAGCTCGTACCGCTTTCCGTTGAACCGGAACATGGTTTGGGCCATGCGCGTTGTACCTTGGACAGCAGCATTAAAGAACGCGTAGAGCGCGCCAGCCTGGCGACCAATCTGACCCTTGCGGTTAAAGTTCACCGTGAGATCTTTAGCAAGATTTGCAGCCTGCTCCGTGGTAAATACGTTATTTCCCTGGGCATCTTTTTTGTCTAATGCTGCTTTGTATGCAGCCAGACGAATGGCATTCTCCATAGACTGGTTGTAATCCTCCAACCAATTAAAGAGCGGCGCAGCCATCTTGCGTGCCGTTTCCATCGGAACTTTGAGCGTACCGTTTGCAGTGAATACTTTGCCAAGAGGAGTCTTAGTCCAGGACGATGGATCTAGGATTGCTTGTAACGCATCAGCACGTTCTTGCATCCGACTAAACTGATCGCGGAATCCTGTCTGGCCACCCTCTTTCTGGAACTCTTCCCAGAGTTGCGACCATGTGCCCTTAAGAGGAGGTTTGCCAGCACGACGATTACGTTCCTCAGCATAGATGCCGCGCAACGCCGCTATGGTATCGCCCAAAATCTTCATCTTGTCACCAGCCAAAGGCGTGGTGTTGATCTGAATCATCGCGCCTTGAACGTCGCGCAAGAAGTTGATTGCACCAAAGATTGGGTTGTACTGAGTGTTGATCTTTGCGAAGTATTGGGTGAACTGCTGCATCGCCCCCATGACTCGGCCAAGATTGTCGGCATCAAGATTTTTTAACGCCATGGCCATCCGCTTGGCGCGTTCATCCTGCGCGTTGAAGATGACGTATTTCTCTTTGCCGTTGATACGAACAGGGATCACGTACTCGGAGTTAAGTAGCGTCTTGTTCGGACGTTCAACTACCCTGTTGGTAGCCGCATCCACACTTCGTATTACTGGTTCTTTAATTATGTTGTCGATGTCCGCAGGGTTAAGTCCAAGCGCATTTAGCTCATCCCTAACCTTTTGAGGATCTTTCATGACCTCTGGGTCATATGCTAACCAGAACCCTGGGTTGGGATTGCTGACCACGAGACCATAAAGCGCTTTGCTAACCCTGAGCTTTTCTCCACGGACAATTGCACGCTCGCGTTGCTCAGCAAGGTTCGCAAGAATATCTACAACCTTTCGTGACGAACCAACTGCTGCGCGACTGAACGGACCTTTGACAGCAATACCAGAACCAACACCAGTACCAATCTTGGTGATGTCGTATTCGCCTTCTTCGCGCTTCAATGGAACATAGTTCTGTAGCGCCTTGTTCCACGAATCAACTGTTTGTTGTGACTCTTGCCCCGTCTTAACGAGGATTTGTTGCGTATCCTTAACAATCTTATCTACCCGCTTAGCAAGGTCTTCAAAGACTTTCTTTTGCTGAGGAGTGAGACCTGCGAGGTAAGCCTGGGCGTCTTTCGTTAAGATCCCAGAACCACCATCAGCCATATTTGGATCGCGCTTTGCATTGAACTTATTGCGGGCCTCGGCATGACGATTGTGAAGATACTCTTCAAACTGTTCAATGTTAAGACCTTTTGCACCAAGCTCTTTAATCAGCGGCTCAAGGTCACCTTTTAAAAAGTCTTGAACCTGTTTAGATGTTCGCCCATGGAATAGCGTTTCTTGAAGATACGGATTCCAACGGTCAGCAATTTGCTTACCGGCTTTGCGAATGTTTTCTACCACACGTTTCGTATCAATTTGCTTGTCTTGCAACGTGTAGATGACATTGTCCATCTTGCTTTCAATCGGAGCGTCCCATGATCCTTTTGGTATGGGCTGGCCAAATACGTTGGTCTTGATGTTCTCTAATGGAACAGGGCGAGCACCCGTCTCAGTCACATAGTCAGTCAATGACTGAATACCCATTGGCCTGGGCTCATCACGCATGATCTGGTCAAATACTTTGTGAACTGCGTATTTGTTGTTAAACCCAAAGACGTTCTTCAGTCCGTCAAAGTATTTCTTGATTGCTTTGACAAACCGATCCCAAGCCGTCCCTAGCTTAGACTTCATGAGCGTTTCAGCATTGATCGCCCAATACTCGGACGGGTTTAGATACTGATAGAACTCATAGGACGGCATAGCCTGGACCGCTGCCGCAAATGTTGCTTCACTAGGCGCATCGAGGAATCCTAAGACCTTGCTAAAGTATTCTTGCGATGGTTGATCTTTGTTGGCCTTGACTGCTTTCTTCAGAGCATCCTGCCACGCATCAATCACAACTTTGCGCTGCGCTTCAGTCATCATCTGTTCAAGCGAGTGCATGATCTCATGGCGAACTGAAGAAGGATCTTCAACTCCGCTTGTACCGTTCCACAAGGTAACGATGCGATCAAACGGATTAAAGTTACCCGATGAACGACCAGGCTTCTTGGGAGTCCGTACAGACAAACGCAGGCCATTGAGTAGCCACGGCGTCTTGTTATATGCATCCTGAATAGATGCCAAGACATCAGCGCTCAAGTCGCCCTTGTCGTATGCCTCTAGTGCGCGACGCAAGAAGTTCTCCGGGGAGGTGCTAGGAGCATAGCCCGCTTCAATTTCAGACTTCAGCTCCTTCGACAACTCATCAACGAGGGTCAGACGCCGCTGTAAATCTACTGTAGCGCCACCTTCAATAACCCCCTGGACCAGACGTTCACGACGAGCACGAAGCGCAGCGTACTGGGCGATGATCTCGTCACGGGTGAGGGACGGGATCATTGTGGATTCTTGTTCCGTTATCTGCGGCACCGTGTCGATGTTGTACAGGAAGTTCTCTTTCGACCCATACTCAACGCCGCGGGCAAGGATCATGTTGCCAATCTGCAATATTGCATCAGCTTTGACTACGGGCAGCGTAGTGCGCCGGTCATAGAAGTAAGCATGACGGGTGGGATCAAATCCTAGCTGAACATATCGAGGATCGTTAATAGCCTTTTGTGCCATTTCAAATGCGGTTGACGGGGACACATTGACATACTCACCCTCCATCGTCTGAAGCGCATCTTTAGCAGACCCGGCAGCAATCTCTAATGCTTTGGCCTGGTTACCCAGAGCAAACGTCACATTCTTTGCAAGCGCTACGCTACGGTATCCAATAGCCAGCCCAGGCTTTGGCGATGTAACTTTGGGGCGACCTTCATGGATCGACACAACAAAGGTCTTGTGATTGTTCCACGCGGGAATGTCGAGACGCAGGCCCACCTTCGTACCATCGGGGATAGATACGTTAGCCTTGGGTTTCTTATCCGACGACAGTGCATTGACTACCTGTTCCTCTGTTGCGGGCGTCAATGGCTCTGTGTACAAAGGAATAGGACGGAACCGATTGACCGCTTGGTCGTATTCTTCCTTGGTTACTTTGCCTTCTTGCAAAAGCTCTGCCAGTGCAGCCAGCTCAGGCGAACGGCCAGGAGGCAGCTTCTTCTTGGCTTTGGGCAGGTTTTCATCGAGGTCTTTGATGGTCTTTGCATCTTCGCCAAAAAGGTCAGACTGAGGCTCTTGTACTTTGATGGTTACTTGCTCTTCCATCAACTTACGCATATCAGACCAACTAAAGTATTGATAACCACGTTGGCTCGGTACTTTGGGTATCCGTAAAAAATCAAAGAGCTTAGATGTGTCTGGTGTTACTACACCCGGACGATCATCTGGAAAAAGGAATTTTGTTCTCCTACTAAACATCTGAGAGAACCGTTCGTACTGACCATTTGGTTTGATCCAAATGCCGTCTTCGACCGATGGTCCAACTTTCTTAAGTGCATCCCTATCTCTCGATGCAACCAACAGACGACCGCCGCTTTGTGAAATAGCTAACCTAAATAGTGTTCGTGTGACTTGTTCAGGCGTTTTGTTTTTAAACGCATCATTGTCAATAGTTGTGATACCAGTTACGCTAAAATCGTTACCAAGAGCAATGACGACCATAGACTCAGGATTTTCGTCTACGCGTTTTGCTATCTCAAATGGGTGAAAAGCCTCGGACGCTGTCAAAGGATTTTTTTGCAGAAGTTCTTTCTGCCCCATATCCTTAGAATAAGTCTGTACGTATCCTTCAGGAGCAATTACTGAATACTTATTTGTGTCTATAACGATATGGCCTTTGTACGCTAGCTTTGTAAAAGCATTGGTAAAAGATTTAGTCATAGATTGATCGGCTTTGCTAACCTCCACGTTGCCGCTTGGGTGGTTGTGCAACATCCACACGCCAGTAGCGCCAGCTTGCACAGCCGCCTCTTGAACCTTTTTCATGTACTCGATGCTGCTGTCGCCAACAATTGCAACCGCTGCCGCTGGCAAACGACTTGTTACACCGAGTTGAGAAACGACTTCATTTTTGTCATTGACAAAGAACATACGAAAGGTCTCAAACCGGGGATGCCGGTAGACCTGAGACAGAACTGCTAGATCATCATGCCCAGTTACTTTTTGTCCAACGAGGCTGACCCGCTGTCGTCTTGCGTAGTCTGTGGAGAGGGCCAGAGCGAGAGGGTTGTCGGTGGACTGTAAAGCATCCACGGTGGACACGGCCTCCCGTCTCGCAGTTTTTCCGGCTTGATTGTCTTCGTTTGGCGGTAACTGGCTATTAGCAAAGAGGGAGAGTTGTTCTGCATTTTCTTTCTTCCTTTTGGTAACTTTCTCCGGGGTGACTTGCTCCAGCCCTTCAACACCAAACAGATCTTTTTGAGCACCAGGGGGCGTCGTTCTTTCTGGTGGCGTAGGCGGAGTAAGACTGAAGAAGTCGCGCTCTAGTTCCGCTCTTCTTCGTTCTTCTGGGCTTGGCTCTCTAATTTGAGGCGTTTCAGCTCTTCCAATATCCGCTTCTGAGATTGTAGGGGCAACTCCTTCAGCCTCTCCAGCGCGTTCTTCTGCTGCGATTTCTGCGAGTCGGGCGTTGATTTGTCCAAGGGTCAGCTCCTTTGATAAGTTCTCAATCTTCTCGTCTATCACCCGCAATGCCATCTTGTCGTCTTCGGTCAAGAAGTCATTGTTCTCAATGCGCTCGATGATGTAGTCAACAGCATTACGAACCTTTGAAAATTCATTGGGATCGTAAACATCCTCTGCACGCACGAATACTTTGAGGTCGTCAGGCAGGAAGTCGTTGAGCTGCTCGTCCTCAATCATTTGCTGCAATGGCTTGCCGCGACCTGTCTTGCTAACAAAACTATTTCGCCGAAGTGTTGCTCCTCGTCCCAGGCCAAAGTCAACACGCTTCAGATCTTCATCGAGCGTTAGCATCCCATCTGGCAATGGGCGATCAGCGCCTTCAATCTTTGCAGGCTGAGCTGCTCTACCAGACAACAGATCAGCAAGGTTATTAAATCCCTTGGTGCCCTTGATGCGGTTGTACTGAATGTTTAGCGCTCTCTGCTTGTCGCTAATGTCTTTGCGTGCAGTCAGCTCTTCCTCGGACAGGATTGGCTCTTTGCCAAACATCTTCTCTTCAAAGACTGTCTTTGGACCTTTCGCTGGTAACTCTGGTACAGCCTCGACCTCGGGAGCAGTGACCTCTGGGGGAAGTGTTGGCGGTGTCGTAAGGGCAATCTTCTCAGCCTCAAAAGTGTTGAGCTTAGCCGCTGCTACGTCAACGGCTTCTTGGCCAACCTTGTTCTTTTTAAACGCTGTCTCGGCCCGTTTCAGTTCCTGCCGGGCTTTGTTAATGTCCGTTTGTATCTCTTTTGCAGGACGACCAGCAGGTTTAATAACAGGTGGCGTAGGGGGCGTGATCGTACCAGCAGGGGGAGTAGGAGGCGTGACTGTCCCAGAAGGAGGAGTCGGTGGTGTTGGTGGCGTAACGCTTACGCCCGTAGGAGTTACGGGAGGTGTAACAGCAGGAGGCACTGTAACATTTGTTACAGTAGGCGCGACACCAGCAATCTGGGCGGCTATGTTATTGGCTTCATCGAAAGTGCCAAATGTTCCACCATCCTGCGTCTGTCCTGTTGCTGTGTCTATCATCAAGACTTGGAACTGACCGTTCGGAGCCGGGATGATCTGCGTTTCTGTCTGATCTGCGGGGTTTGTATATCCACCCAGGATTCCTGCCGACGGTGTAACAGGTGTTACAGGAGGCTGTCCTGCGGGTGGCGTAGTGGGCGCAGCGGCAGTTGGCGCAGCAGATGGGGTAGCAGCGGGCGGCGTAGTAGTAGGAGCAGCGGCAGGGGTGGTTGGTGTCTGAGGCCCCTTATAAGCATCGATAGCTTCTTTCGTTGTTTGAACAGTAGATCCAAGTCCACCGCCCACAATCGCCCCTTCTAGCCCCGCTAGAGCAGCCTCTTCTAAATCAAATCCTCTTTGAGTCCCAGCGGTTTCTGCTGAATAGGTACCAAACTCTTCTGCAAACTCTGTGCCTGCTTGAACCCCAGTCTCTTTGGCAATTCTTCCGGGAGCCGTTTTTCCTGTTACCCCAGCACCAGGCAACAATCTGCCAGTAGCAAATTTTTCAAATAATGTTTCAAACGCAGCAGCGCCAGCAGCGGCAGACACATCACCAACCGTGGCTTCGGCTAAAGTCTTCTTGTCATTTTCAACACGTGACTTCAGTATCTCGTTGGTTCGTGCGGCAAAGTATGCCGGGGCCATTGAAACCGCAGCCGCCATGTCCGGGATGGAAGTTATTACTCGTTCAGCAATAAACGGGACGGCGTTTAAAGGATTTTCTGTAAGGTCTTTAAGCTCTGTGCTTGGCGCGTAACCAACGTCTTTCTCGTAGTTCAACGCCTTGTCCGCGAACTTCTTGCCTACCGTGTCAATTGGAAGTTCAAAGACCTGGTCTTTTGGAAGGCCAGTAAGGTTTGACATCAATTGAGCTAACGTGTCTGGAACTTCTAGTGCAGCACCAGCCAACCCAGCAGTTCTGGCCACAGCACCCATCAATGGGTTTTGCGTCTTTACTTCGCCCGGTGCAATTGCCTGCGCTGGTGCAGACTCAGGCAGTATTTCTGGCCTTGCCGCACTTAAGAATTTATCTAAGAAGCCCTGCTCTTCTTCTTTTTTAAATGGGTCTGCGATCTGCCACTCGTTATTGACTAGATATGCGAACTGTCCAGTCTCTGGATTCCGAGCGGTTTGTGACGGAGGAACCCACTGATTATTAACGAGGAACAGCACCTCACCAGTTTGAGGGTTGACTGCTCTCTGCATTTTTAATCCTTATGGTTGTAATACAAATCCAGGAGGTAAAGCAGGCGGCTTTCCAGTTGTACTTGACGCAGCCCTCGGAGACCCCACGTTCAACAAATAATCTACTTGCTCTTGTAACCTTTGCCGATCTTTTGGATCCGAAAGGTCAAGCTGCTTACCGTAGTCTGTTGATAATACTTTATTGACAGCCTCTTCTCTAGTCATCGTGCCAGCGCCAACCGACCACAGTTGAGCAAAGAGTTGCGGGGTAAGCGGAACGTTATTTTTCTTAGCCCAATCTGTTGCGAGCGACCACTTTTTCTCAAAGTCTGTCATACGCGTTCCAATCGTGGATCGCGCAACATCTTTTTGAATCTCGCCAGAAAGCATCGTATTGGTAAGGTTTGTTATAGCGCGATCCCGGCTATCAGCCCTCTTCTCAACGCGATCTCGGGCTTTATCAATTTGCCCTTGAGTGATATTGGCCTTACCCATCGCGGCTTCGTTCTGCTTAAGCAACAAGTTCTGCTCGGCCAATTGATACTCGCGCTCAGCTTTTTTGATCTCTTTAATATCGGAAGCCAGATTACGCAGCGCAGGTGTAGCGCCCTTGCCAATGTTTTCAAAGGCGTTTGGTGACGTACCAGCCATGATTCCAAGGCCGGCCTCTAAGAGACGGAAGTTACGGGCTTCTGTGCGGTCTTTGGCTAATGCCTCACGTTGCCCAGAAATGTCTTGTCCCATGCGTTTGAGCAAGCCTTCGTCGTAACCAGATCTTTCAAGCAGCTCAGATGTTTGTTTGCCCGCTTGTTCGACGGTTGGAACGACATCATCAGGTCTCGGCCCGAACCCTAAAGCATCGGTTAGTCGTGTTGCTTCGCCAACAATAGAGTTAATACCACGTGATGGGGGTATAGCCGGCTCAGTCATGTCGGGAGCAATACCCAAATCTTTGGGTGGAGGAATAGCTCCAGGAACGCCAACACCTTGTCGTGCAAACTTAGATTGCTCTCGTCCTGCATCTATAGCGGTGATCCCTGCCTGCATACCAGGAACGCCCTGTCCTTGACGCGAAAACTTCCGCGCCTCTCTATCGGTTAGTTGTGCAATAAGTTGCTGGCGTCTCTCTGGAGAAGCCTGAGCAATCGCATTACGCAGGAAGTTTGGATTGAAAGAAGGATCGCGCTGCACCATATCTGCTATGGCTTGCTCGATCATGTCATCTTCTACCAGCCCCTGGTTCTGGAATCGCTGCACCTGTCCACCATCTTCAAACGCTACGATCCCACCACCAGCAAACTCTGGTGCCTCGATGGGGAGTTGGTCTATACCACCCTCATCCATCATCTGTTGATTCTGCGCCTGGTCCATGACCTGCTCAGCAATCGTAGGCTCCTGACCTTGTGCCATACGGGCTGCTGCGGCTGAACGCATCCGCTGCTCAAAGGCGATCTTTTCTTCCAGGAGAGGCACGCCCATGTAGGCCGGGATAGTCCCAGACTGAATGGCCTGCTGTAGCTGGGGGATGCTGAGCTTTTCTGCCGTATCCAGACGGCTAAGAGCGCTTCCGATCATGCTGCCACCTTTTTCATAGCTTTTTGAAGGGCTAGGGTATCAATTCCTTCTTCGATCTTACCGCCTGCTTTCTTGCCCTGACCTGAACCTGCTAACTGAGAGAACCCGTATGCGGCTGTACCCAAACCTGCTAGTTGAGACACAGGACTTGGCGCTGCCTGGTATTGAGAGACCGTAGTGACCGGAGTTTGATAACCACGTAACAGAGCGTTGTACGCCGCCAGTTGCTGCTGCGGGTACTGTTGGGCCATCGCGTAGTTCTGGATAGCCTGGTTGATGATCTGCTGCTCTTGAGACTGCTGCGCTCCGCCAACCTGCTGCTGGAACTGTAACCGCGCAATGTCTGCCGCCTGTTGCTGCTGAGCAATATCTGCAAGTGACCGGCCCATCTGGCCCATAAGTCCGTAGCCAGCCTGAGCACCAGATACACCTTGAAGCCCAACACCCGCTCCTTGCATACCTGCTTGAGCGCCCTGCATCCCAAGACCATAGAGTTGACCAGCCTGACCAAGTCCACGAAGCCCAGCTTCTTGCCCCGCCATCGCCTGGCCGATACCAGATAAGCCAAGTTGACCACCCTGTAGCGCTGTTCCAAGTCCTGCCTGTGCACCCTGGAGACCTTGCATACCAGCCGTGACGCCAAACTGTTGTGCCTGTTGAGCTTGTTGGAATGCGTTTTGAAGACCTTGGGCCTGGATGTCGCTGAGCTGCTGCTGTAGACCAGCCTCACGCTGCCCTTGGAGAAGCGCCTGGCGAGCACCACCGTATGTACCCGTGCGGACCGAACCTAGATTCTGACCGAGTTGAGCACGTTGGGCATCATCAATAGCCTTGCGTTTAGCGATCTCTGTGACGTTCTGTTGGTACGGGGACATGTAGGCTTGCATAGCCCGAGGATCGGTAGCCATACGCTCATAAGTACCGCCCATGCTTGCTGCTTGACGAGCGTACTGACGGGCTTCTTCTCCTACATCCCGGCCAAGTTCTTCAGCTCGGAGACCCATGCCACCAATGTCTGCTGCGGTGCGTCCATACATCTGTGCTTCAGGAGCCATCCCGGCCCCCATCATTCCGTAACCAGCACCAAGTCCACCATACCGCGTACCCATTTGGCCATAGTCATATGCTTGCTGAGCGCTTTCCATGCCACCCATGCCAGCACCACCAACCATTCCCTGGCCCATACCAAACCCGCCAGGTCGCTGCATCATTCCCGTTTCGTACATCGACTGCTGTTGCATCGGGCTAAACGGAGCAAAGTAGTCACGGGGATCGGCACTGTACGGCGTGAAAGGTTTGACGCCTGTGATCTCGTAAGTACCCTCTGGAGTACGCTGAGTCTGAAATGTCTCTTGCGTCGCAGCACCCAGGAGCGCTTCGGTCTGAGGTCTTAGCCAATCAGGAATTGAAGACTGAGTGACTGTGCTGGTTGTGTGACCGCCACCACCGCCACCGCTGCCCTCTAAAGTCATGCCGCCAAAGGGGCGCTTCTGAAAAGCCCGCTCGGGCAGCATCGAAAAGTGATCGTATCTCATAGTTGTACTTCCACTAAAGTAGTTCGTGGCTCAAAGCCGTACCGTTTCCATAAACGCACGATAGATTCTCTACCGTATCCCTGGACTTTTGTCGCCCCGCGCTGCTTTAGAATCATCTTCAACTGCTCAAACGTGTTTCTGTTTGAAATCAACTTCCCGCCGATAAGAGTGATGAACGCCACTCGGGCCATCGGGTAGTTCGCAAAAGACACTGTGGCTGCTCCGTGGATCTCTCCTTGTTCATCTACAGCCACCAACAACAACCAGATACCGCTCGTTAAGAATCCTTGGACATGATGTATGTTGTAACAGTTACTCCACTCCGGCGCATCATTGTCTTTAATCAGGGCATCGATTAAGTAATTGTCTACACGCGGCCATACTTGGGCAATGTAGTTAGGATCAACAGCCTGGATAGAAAGATTCATTTTTTCAACAGTGAGTCAATACCTTCTTCTACGCCGCCACCTTTTTTAAACCCACCTCCATCAAAACTTGGCGGAGGAGCTGCCGCCGCTGCATCTGCTGCCGTTCTAGCATCAACCTGGGTTTGTGTCATATAAGGAATAGGCCGGTACTGTGACTGCATCGGCTGCGGGGAGAGCATGGGTTGGAAACGCTGTTGCTGCATTCCACCTTGCAATCTGGACTGTGACATGGGTTCCGACAAAACACTCCTTCTTTCACCGGCAGGCCCAAATATATCCGCAGCCGGTCTGAACATGTCCTGTTGTTGTGGCATCTGTCTTAACGCCGCTTGTCCCTGATCCGATATATCTGTAGCTGGCCCAAACATTCCTGGCGGCATCATGTGCTGATCCATAGGATTGTTACGGAATACGCCTTGCCCAGTCATATCAAAGTTGCTTAGGTCATCAAGTGATCTTTGAGGTTGGCTAAACTTTTGACCGAACCCCATTCTCTGCGGCATATAGAACCCACCAAAAGGTGCCTGGCCATAACCCATCGGAGAGAACTGTGAGTAGCTCGGTTGATAGATCGGCTGGTAGAACTGTTGGTTCGGACCATACGGCATGTAGTTCGGCCTACGTGATGCTGTGTAGGGGTCGTATTGAGGAGACTGCTGCATTTGATTTTGAATTGCGCCTGTTATCCCGCCCATGTCTATCTCCTACGCAGGAAGGTACTTGCTGGAGTTGATCTCTTTGCCCTGGCGCTTACTACCAGTACGGGACTTGCGTACCTTGTCCATCATGGCATAGAGCTTCCGTGCGCCAGCGTCTGTGGATCCATTGCCCAGGCCAGAAACGACATCTGCCGGAACGACAAATTCACCGTCCGCTAAACGAGCAGGCTGCTTGGCCCCAATCTTGGCAGGGATGCTGTCAGACATTCCATCGCCCGGCCCTTTCAGTAGACGGCCACCATCGGAGTAAGAACCCAGATGACCGCCTTTCATGTAACGCTGTGCTACTGCGGTATCTGCTAGACCACCACTTGCCATCGCCGTGCGATACCTGTCAGGGTTGTAACTGAATCGACTAAGGGGGCCGCTGTATTCCTCTTCTTCTGGAAGACCGGGCCTGTCATAAGACTGCCCAATCGCCGCCGTCGTTGCGCCCAAACCAGCAGGCATAAGCACGGGATTTCTAGCGTAAAAGGAATTGATGGACGGGAAAGTAGGAGACCCTGCCGTGCCCATTTGACTAGCACCAACATCAGACGCTAAGTTTTGAGCCATAGCAGAATCTGCTGCTACTTGAAAACCTTGGGACGGGGCAAACGATCCCCCAGCCAACATATCTGTTCCGTATCCAGCAGTAGTCGGCGCTGATAGCCCCTGACCAAGCCCCATAGTTGCTGACTGAGTAGGAGCGACACTTGCTAAATTGGCGGCTTCCGCTGCCGTTGCAGCCTGAGAACCTGCGTTGATACCTGTTTGTACCCCCGTACTTGTCGCCCCGGTAGCAGCACCAGTCCCCGCTCCGGCTATTCCAGCCCCAACGCCACCACCGGCAGCGCCTAAGAGAGCGCCCTTAAGCGGGTCTCCACCTGTTATTGCAGAAGTACCAGCGCCTGTTACGGCACCAATGATCATCGCCTCGCCTACGCCCGTACCCATAAAATCCTCCTAAATACTTGAATTGACATATTATCCGTGAATTAACCATCTCAGGGAAGTGCTGAAACTCAAATCGTGTACCACTGGGTTGTAGTGGTTGCAAACAATTGAACGACCGACCCAGCGGTCAAAGAGTAAGAATTGTTGGCACCCAAAGCATTAATTTCCGCTCCAGTCGCTGGATATATTTTTAATGTATCTGCCGCATCAGAATTTCGCACTAAAATCGTTACGCCTGGCACTGCTGTCGGTAACCTTACGCCGTCATTAGTTGCTGTTACTACAGTCACATTGTTGATGCTAGATGTTAACTCCACCGCTGCGTTCTGCGTAGTTCCTGTTGCAGTAACGCTTGAGCTCACCCCACCTACAAAAAATCCCCCGATAAACTCATCTGCTCGATAAGAGTTTGCCTGTTGAGGGGTAAGCGAATCTAACTGGTTGAAGTACAACCGTAAAGCATTGATTAACTGATCCATCTGCTGACGGTCATACTGCTCCCGTGGCAGAGGAAGTGCTGGTGCGCGGAATCCTATAAGGGCCATTACCGTTTGCCGTCTGGCTGCGCGTCCAGCCTAGGAGCACCAAGTTGCCATTGCACCCCAAGCCCGTCTGAGCTGATCCGCATAGCCATCTGCCGTCCTCTGGTACGGATGAATACCTGTTCCGTGTACTGGTCTACCGTAGTCTGAATGACCGGCTTCTCGTTTAGAGCGTTGTTGGTAAATGTTGAACCAGGGAAGTTACGGGACCGAACGCCCATAGTGACTTCGGGATCGTTGGCTGTAGAGCCACTAAAGTTAATGTCTGGGATCACCCGCTTGGTCAGCATCAGCTTGTCACCGTCCTCGATGTCAAAGTCAGATGACTGGATAAATGCTTCTAGCGGCAGCGTGTTGTCATTCACCCCTACCTCATGGGTATAGAGGATGCCTGGATTCTGGTTCTGATCCGTAGATACTGCCGTGGGGAAGTCTCTGGAGGACACATCGAGCCAGGCCGTGCGGGTCAAGTTACCGTAATACCAGATCCGATCCAGGTGGTTATAGATTACATACCGGTCAACCCAGTTGGAATTGGCGCTGCAATAGAACCACCAGACTTCGTTGTATCCCTCGTTCGTACCGCAGATTACCTGGTCGGCCTGATTGAAGTTGATGTCCTTGAAGACATACTCTCGCAGCGTGCAAGGCAGCGTCTGTACCCGGCCATCATAGGCATAGAACTTGTCCAGACCCATCCAGTACGTCACGTTGTTCACTGAGATACATGACCGTGGAGACATGATCGAGATGTTGTCGGCCAGCTCCTGGAGACCAAACACCTCAATAGTACCTAGGAACTGAAAGCTGTACAGGTGTGTATCTGTGAAGACCACAATCTCCTGCTTCGTTGGCAGCGCCCGGACAATCCTCGATCCACGGGACACCCGAATAAATCCAGCGGAGTTCGTCAGCAACGGTGTCCAAACGTTTGGCTGATCCTGCGTAGCCCAACGAATCAGGAGAGGGTCGAAATCACCGACAGACCCGGCGTATGGCTGGCACCCAAACGCTAGAAGGTGTTTATCGTTTTGTGAGACCAGAATTTGATAGGCTGAATCAGGAACGTCTGCCGGGGCCACGCCATCTAATGTCAGCCCAGAAAGAAGAACCGCCCGAGTGTTAAGTGACGCCTGTGGGTTTGTAGCCGTGTCTCGCACCCAGTAGTAGATTGGTCCGCCGGTAGAGATACCAGAACCAGTCGTAATGGCCCGGATGTTCATCACCAGGTCATTGTCAAAGTTATCAAAAAACCAATCCCGCTGCGGAAGGTTTACGGGAACAGGACTAGCAAGCCCCCAACCAGTCGGAGACGATACAAGTTGAGCGCTGTGTGTTCCACTCTGTGTTCCCGTAGTATTGATGACTGCACCAGCAGATCCGTTAGGCAGAATCAAAGCAAGATTACATGTGTTACCAGAGGCTCCAACCACGTAATAAGACACGCCAGCAGAAAGCCCTGTAGGCAACGCACCGGTCGTAGACAAAATGATGACTGTGTTGTCCGCTGGGGTATAAGCAGCAAATGTCAAAACAGCCGGGGATGCAATAGTTACTGTAAACGTACCCATCGTAGAAAGCCCGGTTGTTCCACCGAAACCACCAGTCCCCCACCCGTAACCCGCCGTCTGGAGAGGAAAGCCTGGATGGATCTGGCATCCAACAAAGATCGCTGTACCACCCCCGTTACTCACGGTTGATGTGGCCGCAGTCGATACGGTAATCGTAAAGTTATTGTTATCTGTAACAGATGTTACAGTGTGCTCCGCGTTCAATATGGCACTGGGTATACCGCCTACGTCAGTCGCACCGGCAATCGTGATGTAGTCACCAACTAGGCATCCATGCGCCGTGATGTTGATATTGACTGTGGTTGAACCATTAGTCGTATCAATACAGTTATCTGTAGTGGGAGTCTTAAATGTGTACTCTTCATCGGGCGAGGCAAGTGGACTGCGGATAGGCGTGATGTCGTAGAACAACCCACCAACCTCGATGTAGACCTTCTGATCCGTACCAACCGCCAGAAAGTTATCTGAATACGAAGTAACCCAGTTCCAGAGCTGCCGACAGGTTCCAATGAACCGCTCAGTCGTAGCTTCTACCCAGCCGCCAATCTTCTGCGGGAATCCAGAGTAAAACCGGACTTTGTCGCACTCGTAATAGCCGCCCTCGTTGGCGTAGTTCGTGGTGTCACGATTGATACCAGGACGCAGGACGATCTTTTTAAGCATGATTAAGCAACCAATCCAGGTAGATACATCACCTTACCGTCTCTTCTTGTTGCAGTAAGATTTTGTTTCTTTAAGTTTTGTGGGTCATACGACACGTGTACCCATCCACTATCAGGTACGCCCGGCGTTACAAACTCAAGAATCAATTGGGTGTACGTTAAATTATTTGCTATCCATTCTGCTAAATCTGGATTTCCTACCCCCGGTATCTCAATGTCAGCAGCCATTCCTCGGCAGTGATCCGAGGTTCTAGACCCCCCTACTTTAGCATTTACATCCGGCGAGCGATAGCCCGAATTAACCTTGACGCCCTTCTGGTAGTGGTCACGGATGGGCTGCAATACGTTGGCGCAGAGGTTCAAAAGATTGTTCAGTTCGTCTGGGCCAGGGTTGTTTGGTAGGTCATGGCGCAGCGCAGTCTCAGACTTCACCATCTCGGCAAGGCTAAAGTTCTTGGTCAGTTGGGTCATTTCTTCTCCAGCAGATCGTCAATTTGCTTGGTTTTCTCTTTACTACCAGCAGAACTACCGAAGTAATACCCAAGCACCATCGTCATAGCAGAGGTAAGACCACCTAGCACATAGACCAGAATGTCTTTTGACTGGGCATTGACATCCACAAAGATGATGACGGTAAAGAGGATAAAGGTCAGACCAACCGTGCCTAGCGCCAGGATAGGCGTCACCACCTTGCTGATAAAGGGTGCATTGGTTGATACGGCAATCTCAATCTCCCGCCGTCTGGCTGAGTCCATCTCTTTAGCCATGAACTCCAGCTCAGCAAGGTCACCCTTCTGCGCCATCTCCATGAGTTTGGCTTGGGCTTCTGCTTTAGCACCGGGGTCTGGAATGACCTTATCTAAGACCTTCTCACCAATCGATAACAGGGCGGCTATGGGTAGCATTTACTTTCCTATCCTTGTGCTTGCGACGCCGGAGATCACACCAATAGCCACCAGCATAATCTCTTTCAAAATCTCAAGAAACTTCTGGTCTATGGGAGCCATCTGTGTCAGGTCATGGTCTACGAACAAAACACTAAGAATGATGCCAATGGTTGAGATAACCAGCAACGACAGCACGCCTATGACCACCGTGGCCCAGACTATCGTTTGAATTTCTTCTGCTGTGTATTTCATCCTCGGCCTTTCAACATGTATAACCAGATTGCACCGACCATCAGCCCAACAAATATAGACCCTGCCACAAACAACCAGAACCCCAGAAGAAGCTGTTCCATCAGTCTTGCACGGCGAACTTTCTTCTCCTGCGCTGCCTTTGCTACTTCTCGTGCTGCTGCTTCTCTATTCTGCCTAGCCTTGACTTGAAACGCTTGCCAGTCATCCCACAGCCCAGGTCTGCCCTGGTAGATAAACATTTCCCGCAGTTCCTGCTCTTGCTTCTTTAACTGCTCTAGCGCAAAGAATTCTTCTAGGTCGTTGCGCTTGTGATCCGGTGTTGCTACTACTTTTTCTTGAATCTTTGCCTTGTTGTCGAAATACTCAAATACCGCTTTGCCAGCCTGGATGATCTCCCCGCTGTTATTGATAGCCTCCTTTATCACTGCAAAGGCTGCGTTGGCAGCAGCAAGTTCTAACAACATGACAGACCCTTTCCATTACCAAGGAACCCCTTGGGCGGTTTGTACGTGCTGCTTAGCTATGGAAGAAATTAAACCTCGCTCCATCTGAGCAATTCTTTCTGGGCCTAACTGCTCTTGAACCCATGCAATAGTCTCAGCTTCAGTGAGCTGGTCAAACGGTATAAAGTCTGGGTCTGACGGAGACTTGTACGGCACCTTTTGGCCCACGTTTCCATTGGCTTTATATTGACCATCTACCATCGAGACATTGCAACAAACCATGATTACCACGCCTTCTGGCACGGTACGAATTAGGTTATATACATTCCAGATCATCTGGTTATCCATTCACCTTCTCCTTCAACGCATTGATCTCTGCACGGAGCTTCTGAATCTCTTTCAGCATCGGCGCAATAAGCTGTTCGTAATTGATGCCAGCAACTTCACCCTTAACAAATGCACAAATCTCTGGGCGCACAGTAACAACGTCTTCGGCAATAAGGCCAAACTCTGCTGTTTCATGGATCTTGCCCGTATAGGAACCGTCTTCAGCTCTTTCACGACGGTTATATGACACAGGCTCCAAAGACATCAACCAGTCTGCGTCTGCTATTGGCGCAATGTTAGCCTTCGACTCACGGGTAGAACTTAAGGTGCCAACAAGCCCGGTGTTATCTATATAAAGAGCACGATTAGTGCCGCCTACCGCAATTGAATACGTATCATCAAACAACACTCTATTGTCGGCTCGCAAAGAATACGTGCGACCAGCAGCTACTGTTTTAAGAGACGCATTTGCCGCTGGAGTGTCATTAATACCAATCTCTCCAGTTGCGGTAATTAATATGCGACCAAATCCGTCTGTATAAATAGCAAAGTCTTGTGTTACACCAGTACCAACAGAATTTGATTCTATAAATGCGTTAATTGGAGAAGAGTAAAGAGATACATAGCTACAATTTGCTGGGTCTGTTGACCCATACAGAATTAATGACGTATCACTTTGTATTGACGAGACTCCAGGAATTACCCCTAAAGAAGTTCCCATAGTCGGCGTTGAGTGCTGCAACAAAAAACCATTAGCGTTTTGCGAATCAAACTTCGCTTGAAGCCTTCTAGCATCTCCACTAAATACTAAGTTGGCACCAATAGTTTGATTGGCCGTAAACGTCTGGGCTTCTTCAAGAAACGCAAAGGTTCTGTTGCCTGACACAGCAGGTACTGTCAGCGTCCTGGCTGCATTGGTGGTGTAGTTAATTGTTGCTTTGTTAGTCTGGGTGCCAACGTTCAATGTACCAATGTTGCCGGTGGTCATTGAAATTGTTGATGCTGAAAAAGAACCTGTTCCGTCTCTGGCCACAATCGTGGATGCTGTACTTGCAGACGCTGTAGTGATCGCGTGGGTGTGAGTTGATCCAGACACTAGGTTAGTTGTCGTGGTGTCGAGCGTGCTTGGCGTTCCAAGAGTTACCGATCCAGTCGTGGTAATCGTGGAGAAGTTCATCCCATTACCAGCCGCAACAGATGAGACCGTGCCACCTGCCGTGGAGATTGCCGCCCCGCCAATCGTTGCTCCAGCAGGAAGATTAGTCACCGCGTTTACTACGTCCGTCCCATTGTTGTATAGGTGCATCGTCGCACCGTTGGGCACAGAGACACCTGTCTGGCCAGCTACCTTGACCGTAACCGCAAATCCACCAGTCGTACCGTTTTTGACGATGTAAGCTTTTTGGACCGCTGGAACTTCTAGGACAGCAGCTCCGCCAGGCGTGCCCGTAAGGTTCAGATAAAGCGCCCGAGCATCTTGTGCCGCATTGGTATTTGTGAGCGTGAGCTGTTCAGTTGTGCTCGACATCGTCACATCTGCTTTGCCACCTATGGCCTGCTCAATGGCTGTGCCTAGGTTCGTGTTTGTGGTTTGCCCCCACGTCGAAACCTGTTCGCCAGTACCAATTAACTCAATTTTTAAAGGTGAGTATGTAGATGCCATTTACAAATCCTTTGTTAAATAAACATGGGCCTTGCGTTTTTTTATCAACAAAACCATTTTCTTAGAAACGCTATGAGCTTTTGCGGTTTGCGCTAAGGATAAATTTGAATAAAAAATTTCTTTTACCGTCTCTTCAGAAAGTTTTGCGTTTTTACTACGCTTCCCTTGAACTGCTAATTTTTGTGCAGCTATGGTAACTGCACGTAACCTATCAAACATTTCTTTTGTTTGTTGTCGTCTTTCGTTGCTTAATGGAAGTTTCCTTGATCCTTGTTTAACTAAAATTGGTGGGTGCTGTGCATCTAAATGCTTCCAACACTTTCCTTGCCTTGCTGCTTTAATTGTATCGACATTGATCTTTTGCCCAAACGCTTCTTCAAGCATCTCTAACAATTCCCTATTTGACTTGTTCCACAGACTAGGGCTTCTGATAAACGCAACCATCTCTTCTGTAAGTTTTGCGTTATGAGACTCTTCTCCTATTTTGCGAACAACTTTGCCTTCTCCTTCTCCTCCCAAAGTAAGGTTGTATCCTCCACTACGTACATACGATCCGTACTGCGCTATCAATCCTTTTTCTACAGCTTGTATCTCTAATCGATCAACACCTTCATACAATAGGACAATTTGAAACTGGTCTATTCCGTGCTTTCGCATAGCCTTATACAACGGCGTATCAAGACCAGAACGAGCGGCGCATTTGTGCTCTCGCCAACGCTTTTCCAATGAACAGGCAGTAATGCCAATATACAACTTGTCATTTATTTTGTTAGTGATCTTGTATACGTACATTGCAATTTAAACTCCGGCTACCTGCTCACCGGTTCCAATCAGTTCAATCTTTAATGGGCTGTAATCACTTGCCATGATTTACTCCGCTTCTACGTTGCCTGCGACCTGCATTTCAATCCAAGAACCCGTGTCTTCATCCCACGAATACATACCGCCTTCAGGCATTGGCACCGGTGCCTCCCACTGGGCCGTGTCATTGTTCAGCAGCCAAGACGCAAAAGGTTTGGGCGGTACAAACGCATCAATGTCGGCGTTGTAGGTGTAACCGATACCAGCGTAGTTCTTGCGGATGGTGCCGTTGTAAGAGGTTTGCTTCCATGTGCCGCCAAAGAGTTTCTCGCAGAACGCAGCCCCGATGTATTCCTTCTCCACACCATTAGCGTCTGCCGTGTCTTTGTTAGCCACCACGATGACTTGCGTCACCACGTTATTACCGTCAATCTGGGCGAAGTGCGCCATTTAGATCTCCTTTACCAAGTCCATGAAACGTATGAATAACGAATGCCCGATTTCACAGGCTTTACCTCATGCGGATACATGAAGTTACTGGGAAAAACTACTACCGCCCCAGCAGGCAGATGAATACGGTGGTCACCAAACATCATCAACTCACCGCCTTCGTAATCGTCGTTTAAAGCACCCAGTATCGTCAAGGTTGGGATGCCTTTTCGCTGACCATCAAACATCGAATGAATGTGGTCACAGTGCAGTTTCATCTGCGTGGTCGGGTCATACCGGTTAAACCGAATATTGGTGTACCCATTCCAGCCGCCAAACCAAGACTCAAAACTAGCGAAGTCCTTTAATACATAGCGCTCGACGGCAAACCAGACCTGCTTATTGATCTCGGCCTTCTCTGCAATATCGTCATGGCTAATGGCTAGTTCGTGGTCGTAACTGACATAAGAGTCAGTCCCAGACTGATAGAAGGTGTGCTGCTTCCAGTTGATCTTGTCGAGGTTCTCTGAAGCCGACTTGCATAGATCCACAGGTAGGTGGTTTTCATACACCTTGACATAATCTAGGAGATTCTGCGGCGTCACAGGTGTAGCCCAGTCAATGATTCGTCTTGCCCAAAGTTGCCGATGGGGAAGGTGTTAAACGACAGACTAATGCGAGTCTGCTTACCCTCTACGGTCTCAACCATGTGCGTCAGGTGAGAGGGGAATATAAAGAGTCGGCCTGTGTAGGCTTCCATCCACCAAGACTCAGAGTTGTACGGATTGAAGTCTTCTGTAGGCGTCTTTAGTTGCTGATACCCGTCACGGTAGAAATAGATCTTGTCCGTTTCTTTATCGGCCTGGGGGTAAAACACACCAGAGACAAACGAATTGGGGTGAGCGTGTTTGTGGTGAAACTGACCCGGCTCGGTGTAATTGCACCATGACTGCGTGATGCGGAGCGTGGTCTCGTGCTTGGGGGCGTAGACGGCCTTGAAATAATTGGCAACAGACTGCTCAATAAAGTCCTTCACACCCTTTAGTTCAGGGTTCTTTAGGATCGTGTTATCGACGCTTGTGGTATTGCCCATGTTATTGCGCTTCTCTTGGTTCTTGATGAACGCAATTTCTGTCTCGGTAAAGTCACGCCCGAGGTCGAACATACTTAATGCGGTAGGAAATAGGTTGTGGATATTCACGCTACCGCCTTCTCTAAGGCTTCTACTTGACCGGTGAGTCGTGCCCAGTCTTCTGGCAACCAGATAGTATTGATGGACTCTTCAAACTGACGAATCTTTTCCATCGTCTCGTCAATCTCTTCCCATGTCGGGCAAGGTCTTGGGTCATCCCACCGAGTAATGATGCGGTTTGATATTTCCCACTTAGCACCTGGGCGCAAGAGTTCCATTGCGGTATTGATGCCAAAAAGCCTATAAATTTTTGCCTGATTCATTCCCTCTCCTTTACCAACGAATTATGACAATTCCTGCGCCGCCTGCGCCGCCTGCATATCCAATATTATAAGTTGGGTTATTCGTACCGCCGCCACCGCCGCCGCCACCCGTGTTAACAACTCCATTTGAACCAGCAGTATTTGTTGGGCCACCGTCGCCGCCACCCCCTGTACCACCAGTTCCCCTCGTAGCACCGCCCCCACCACCGCCCCCACCACCAGCGTAAGTTACAGACACACCAGAAATCGACGACGCTGTACCAGTGCCACCATTACCGGATTGTGTTGTTGTCCCATTGGCCCCAACTGCTGATGCGCCGCCACCACCCCCCGCTCCATAGTTTGCAGAGGCAGTGTTATTTCCACCGTTATTGCCTTGTGATGGAGACACTGATGGTGTGTCACCAGCCCCTCCTGTCAAACTTGCTGCACGAATCCCAGCGCCGCCGCCAGAACCACCAGAACCACCATTACCTGCTGTTGCTGCAATTCCCGCAGCGCCAAACCCTCCACCGGCAGATGTTATGGTACTAAATACTGAATTTGACCCGGCCACACCATTATTTAAAGCAGGGGCAGTTGCCTGAGCACCGCCACTGCCTCCAGCGCCTACTGTTACTGTATAAGACGTTCCAGCAGTGACTGCCAAACCGTTTCCAGTGCGATAACCCCCCGCACCTCCGCCACCGCCGCCCGAACCACCTCCACCACCCCCCGCTACAACGAGGTACTCGACTTCAGTAACCCCCGTTGGGCATACCCATGTGCTAGTAGCCTGGAAGATTTGGAAATTGGGCTTGGAGAGGTATTTAAGGATCACGATACCGGAGCCGCCGTTGCCACCAGTTGCTGACGTTGGTGCATTCCAACCGCCTCCACCAGCACCACCACCTGTGTTATCTGTGCCATTACCTCCAGCAGTAGCGGCTGGAGTTGCATTACCACCATTTCCACCACCACCTGTACCGCCTGTACCACCTGTAGTTCCACCCCCACTATGACCGCCACCACCTCCACCACCGGAATACGTTACTGATGTGCCAGAAATAGAGGATGCTGTGCCGTTACCGCCACCTCGTGCTGGAGAACCGCTTGCCGATTGACCTACTGCGGATGCGCCACCGCCACCTCCGCCACCAAATAGGGTAGGGCCATAAATTCCTGAACCTCCGTTGTTTCCTTGGCTTGGCGAAACAGAAGGTGTATTTCCTGTACCGCCTGGGCCAAACGTAGCTGGCCCATCTTTAAGAGTGCCGCCACCACCAGAACCTCCATCTGCTCCCGTAGCAACTGCTGCCGAAGGGTTATTTATATAAGAACCACCGCCTCCGCCACCCGCAGAAGTAATTGTGCTGAATGTTGAAGACGTTCCAGAGTCAGCTTTTACTGATGAATTTTTACCAGCACCACCGGCACCAACAGTAACCGGATAAGAAGTTCCTGGGGTAACAGAAAGCCCTGTCCCCGTTCTAAAACCACCAGCACCGCCTCCACCACCAATGTGACCACCTCCACCACCGCCAGCCACGACGAGATACTCCACCGTGCTGACCCCTGGTGGGGCTACCCATGTTCCTGAAGATGTAAAGGTGTTTGTGACCTGTAAGGCTTGAGTCCACTTGAGAATGACAATGCCGGAGCCGCCTGCGCCAGCAGCAATGTTGTCATCTCCAGCGCCGCCTCCGCCTCCGCCTGTGTTAGCGGTTCCAGCACTTCCAACAGCAGGGGCTTTTCCTCCAGCGCCGCCTCCGCCAGAACCTCCTGAACCAGCCGATCCTCCACTAGATCCCATCCCACCGCCACCACCACCTGCATAAGTGAAAGATGATCCAGATATAGTGGATGCGGTTCCATTACCACCATTACCCGATGCGGGAGATGTTGCATTACCACCTACCGCACTAGCACCGCCGCCACCTCCAGATGGTCTATTGTTGGCACTTCCAGATGTGAAACCATTGCCCCCATTATTTCCCTGAGATGGCGATGTAACGGGAGTATTACCAGAGCCGCCAAGCCCCTGTGTCGTGAAAAAACCTCCAGCACCGCCGCCTGATCCACCGTTCCCGCCATTTGTATCAAAACTAGCCCCGTTACCCCCACCAGCAGATGTAATGGCGCTGGGTGCATTTCCAAATACGGAATTTGCGCCAGGACTCCCTTGATTATTGGGCGCATTTCCAGTAGCGGCAGCACCGCCTGCACCAACAGTTACAGTGTATGAAGTACCTGCGGTAACAGAAAGTCCAGTTCCAGTTCTAAATCCGCCTGCTCCGCCTCCGCCACCCTGTTGCCTAGCTCCCCCACCCCCACCAGCAACCACAAGGTACTCAACACTTGTCACCCCTTCAGGGGCAGTCCAGTTGCCAGATGATGTAAAGGTCTGAACTACATCAATCGTAGTCGCAGGAGTGACCGTGTATTTGATGATGACGATGCCAGAGCCGCCTGAACCGCCTGCTGCTGATGCCAAAGGAACAAGCGAACCATTGCCGCCACCGCCGCCACCGCCGGTATTCTCTCTCCC